GAAATACGAAGTTCGTCTCGATGATCACAGCAGCTCGTCACGCTGGGAAGGGAGACTTCGAGATCGCGAAAGAAATCTACGAGTACGATATCACTCATCACACCCCCCCGCTTTTCACCGACCCGGCTGATCAGTTCAGAGCGAAGACCGAGTACGAGGCTCTAGGCGCAGCTATGAAGATGGTTTCCTCCGTCACGCGTACGTTGATACGAAATAAAGTTATTTCTTTCGAGTCCGTCCCTTCTACGCTCCCCAGTGAGGTGATCAAAGGGAACGCTTTCAAAGAGAAGAAATACCCAGAGACGGGCGGAACGCTTGGGAAGATACAACGCTTAATCATGGAGCGATCCGAGAGCGACGCTCCTAACCTGGCACTCGGGGGGGCTATCGCTATCATGGCGACACTCTGCTCGAACAAGTACCGATTCGATGACGTGTGGACGAACATGTATATCTTAAACCTCGCTCCAACTGGCGGAGGGAAAGGGTTCCCGTTTAAGATAGCGAAGGACCTTCTGGTTAAACATCTAGGGACGACGTTTATCAAAGGAGCTGGCGCTCAGTCCGGGGCGGGGCTTACGAAGAATTTGATCTCTAGCCAGAACAGGCTAGAGTTGATCGACGAGGTTGGGTCATTCTTTACGAAGTTAAAGTCTGGCGGTGTCTTTCAGATGGAGATGGTCGATATCCTCTGTGACCTCTGGAGTAGTTCAAATGACCTATTTCTTTCTCCTGCCTATTCAGAGCGAGAGGACACGTCGAGCTGCTTCAACCCATGCGTCAATATATTGTCGGCCACTACGATCGATGGTCTTAAGAACTCTGTCGATAAGATGATGATTAATAAAGGACTACTCCCCCGCTTCTTAACATTTGTTCACTACGGCTATGGGAAGGACAAGGATGGGGTTAACAATCAGGAGTTGGCTAAGGAGATAGCTAAGGAGCTACGCCCACTCGTTGATCTTAAGTACAATAGAATACCTAGCGGGGACAAATTAAAAGGTGACTATTTCGATCCGGCAAACGTAGCCACCAATGACACCCGCGAGGCGATGTCTAAGATCAGAAGAGAGTTCTATTCTAAACTCTCCGACGACTCTGGAACCGGGAAACGAAGAGAGTTCCTAACTCGTGGTAAGGAGCAGATCTGTAAGCTCACTACGATTAAGAGTATCTCAGAGGGTAGAGCTATAGCCACCGTAGACGATGTTGCTTGGGCCAAGAAGGTCTTTCTCACGAGTCTTGATAACATGGGCCCATTGCTCGACTCTGTCTCTGTAGAGTCATCCCAGTTCGAATCCGATAGGATCGCGGTTATGGAGATTCTCCGTTACAAAGGGAGCGAGAGCCAATCTCAACTTCTTAAGTCAACTAATATATCTGCCGATAGACTTCAGAAGGTGGTTCAGTTCCTAAGCGTCTCGAATCAGATTGAAATAAAAACAGAAAAACCAGTCACCGGAAGACCTAAAACAGTCTACTATTGGCTATAGGGACTTAGTTCTTCCTAGAAAGAAGGGGGTGTCGAACGGGCAGACGCTCAAATCGTCTATAGGCGATCTGGTAAAAAACCTGTTAAGAGCGTTAACAGTTGAGCCCCAGAAGAGCGCAGGGAAGGAACTGCAAGAACTAAAGAACTCCCCTCTGAACTACTAACTACTACTACTACTACTATACTACTATATGTTCTATTCTAGCTTAACGCGACACTTTAGCGCGGGTATTATTATCTTTAAAAATGACACCGATCGGTATAAAAAATCCTTATGGAAGAAATTAAATTAAGCTCTGAGAGAAATTATAAAGACATGAACTTTTTTGAGCACGCTACAATCGAGTTCACGAAAAGCATTATCTTGCAACGTCCTCCCCTTAATCGTTCCGTGTATTCATTGGATGAGGAAAAGAAAATACTAGCTACAGCGATGAGTCTAGCGCAGAGCTTTTGTGCTCACATCGATGATTACAACGAAGAACTCGCTCGACTAGAAGATGAAAAATATAAAGGTTAACTCTTGACCCCCCCACCCATCTCGGTGTTGACTGAGATGCATGAAACTTAAAGACCTCGCTCCGAACCCTAAGAACCCTCGCAAAATATCAGACGACCAGCTCCGTCGCCTGGATAAGTCCCTTACCGAGTTCGGAGATCTCTCTGGATTCGTCTATAACAAGCGAACTGGCAATCTAGTATCAGGCCACCAGAGGCAGAAGGTTCTACCGCCTGAAGCGAACGTCGTGCTTCTGGAAGGAGGCTACGGGTACGTCGAGCTTAATGGTAACCGATTCAGCTACCGAGAAGTCGATTGGGACGAGACAAAAGAGAAGGCAGCCGTAGTGGCAGCCAACCAGCACGGCGGTGAGTTTGACCTCCCTGGATTGACAGAGTGGATTAAGGAACTAGACGAGTCGGGTATAGATATGGACCTGCTCGGCTTCAGCGAAGATGAGTTAAAAGACCTGCTCGTGGACACCACTGTATGCGATCCGCAGTGCGGAGAGGACGAGATACCAGAGAAGGTAGAGCCCAGAACTAAGCGAGGGGATATTTATAAGCTTGGGAATCACAGGCTGATGTGTGGCGACTCGACGATGATTGATGAGGTTGAGAAGCTGATGGCTGGGAACGAATGCGTTCTCATGGTCACGGATCCGCCCTATGGGGTTAAGTTAGACCAGTCTTGGCGTGATGAGGCGCTTGGAGACAAAGCATTGGGAAAAGGAAACGCCGCACTAGTTGAAAATGATGACAGGGCAGATTGGTATGATGTTTGGGCTATTGCTCCGGCCAATATCGCTTACATTTGGCACGCAAGCAGCTTCACTGACGTTGTAATGGATTCAATGCGTAGAGCGGGATTCGATGTTCGCCAGCAGATCATTTGGAATAAATCAGTAATGGTAATGGGCAGATCAGCATACCACTTTAAGCATGAACCATGTTGGTACTGCGTAAAGAAGGGATGCGACGCCAATTGGCAGGGCGACCGCAAGCAGACAACGGTGTGGGATGCTGCACCACCAAATCACATCATGGGTGGATCCAAAGAAGACAAGACTGGGCACCCAACTCAGAAACCAGTCCTGGTTTATGACATCCCGATTATGAATCACACCAGACCAGGAGACGGTCTTTACGAGCCATTCGGGGGATCTGGAACCGCTATAATTGCGTGCGAGAAGGCCAACCGGAAGTGTTTCACAATGGAGTTATCACCGGATTTCTGTGACATCATCGTAGCCCGATGGGAGAAGTACACAGGCAAGAAGGCAGAACTACTAAGTTAAGTAAACGGAACGTAAACCGGCGCTCCGTCAAGCACAAGTCCCGCTCCTAGAACAGGCTTCTGCTTATTCCCCCGCGCATAATCAAAAGCGTCGTCATCGAAGTTAATCAAACAGCTAACACTCATGCCCCATACTCTCCTGCCCTCTGTCTGGATGTACTCAATCCCCGCTTTCGTATGGTGATGACCTATTATGACGTTCTTCCCCAACCACAGCGCGGCCTGGTGATGCGGGAACGGACTCCCCCAGTCGTCTCCGTGCTCGATAACCGTGTTAGCGTCAATATTCCAGCGCTTCTTCCAGATCCAATCCTTCGGGGCGTCAATGATATCCCTGTACTCTCTTAAGCAAACGGATGGAATCTCGCTGTCTATCGCCTTCCTAATCACTCTATTCCCATGATTCGAAGTACACAGCTTCGCGATCGGGAAAGCGGAGTACCAGGCCTTAAGCCTTTCCCTGGCTTCCATGATCTCACTCGCTGGGCTAAACCTGTTATTCGGGTTCTTCTTGTAGGAGCTTAAACCCTGTAGATCGAGTTCATCGCCGACGAAGTAAACATCCTCGTCTTTAACTCGGTATTCTCTTTTAAGCTGTCTACAGAACATGAGCGCTCTCTCATGCTCAAACGGTATCTGCAAATCTGGAATTATCAGGCATCGCATTGACTCTAGTATGAACGACTTCTAAACTTGTGCAATAGGGGGTCGATATGGCTAAACGCGGTTACGAGCTCCAGCAACTCATAGATATCTGCAAAGCTAATAATGTGCTTGAACTTCAGTTCGGGGAGGTTAGACTGTTCTTCGATGAACCTAGAAAAGAGATCCAAGCCATCGGCTACCCAATCCAAGAATCGGAAGAATACTACGACCAGGACGATTCACAAGAAGAGTGCTCCAAACCTAAGCCTCTGCGGCGTCGTAAGCGAGTTCGTCGTAACTGACTGGAACCCGGTTACTTGCGAAAAGTGTAAGGTTCTGCGACAATAACCTCGATCAGCTCTCTCTTCTCAAAACCCAAGGGGGGAGCGTTCAAGGAATAGAACCCTTCCCTTGGTCCTAAACTTATGCAATATTAATATCTGACTCCTACAGTGTGGGAGCTTGTTATCTCCGGGGGGGAATACATGACTAAAAGGGATTTAAAAGCGAATTATGCCTAGTTCAGATACTTATTTTAAACTAGGTCAAAAGGGTGGTCCTGGTAGACCCAGGATGACGAAAGCGCAGAAGCACCTTCGTAAGCTAACACGCGATAAACTAACTGATTTAATTAATCTTGGACTCAGTGCTCCACGCGATAATATAAAAGAAGCGTTCAACGACAAGGAAGCAACTGCGCTGGAACTAATCATAGCCAAGCAGATCGCTAAGGCAATCGCTGGAGACGCGAAAGCCATCGACTTTATCGTTAGCAGGTCAGTCGGAAAGGTAATTGAGCAGCACGAAATTACTACGAAGGACCCGATTAAACTTGCATACTCTTCCGAAGCGGTTAAGCCTCCTGTAGATGAACCAGGAGAATAGAGGCACACCTAGTCTAGTTGAGTTCTCCCCTCTTCATATCCCATTCCAGAAGCGGGTTATCGGGGATATAGACTTTACTTACGATTACTCCCTGGGAACTCATGAGATATTACTCTCAGGAAGCATCGGCTGTCTTAGAGAAGATGCTCTAATCGAGACAGCTTCTGGTTTAGTTCCCATTTCTGACATAACGAAATCACATTATCTGAGATCTTACGACGATCAGAGTAATAAATTTTGCTTTTCTCAAGGTAGCGGTGCGTTCCCAAAAGGTAAGGACTATCTTTATCGAGTAGTAACCACGCGTGGAGAATTTGTAGCAAGCGGACATCACCACATTGCCACATCGCTCGGTGATTATTTATCAGTTCAGGAGATCTACCAGCGCGGGGGCTCCGAATCTTTTCTATTCCATGAGCAGAAATATCCTTCTTTCTCCCAGCAATTGTCGCCTGTAGATGTTCTCGATTGTTGGAAAACAATCGCAAGTTTTTTATATCATTGTGTAGAACGCATTCGTCTACGTGATCCACAACTTCTTCCTTTGTTAAATAACGCCCTAAACTCTTTTCCATTACGAGACGATGCTCTAAGATTCGGCCTATTTTATGATGAGCATAAGCACGACTTAACGGATGTCCAATCGGCGCTGGAGCTAACACCCTCCCACATCGCTGAATTACTCTCCCATGCTTCCAAGCAGGGTTGTATTTCCCAATCGGAGCATACTGTTTTTGTCTGGGTAGATGTCGTTCTTGGGTTAGAACTTTCATCACGTAGCCTTCGTGACACCCTACTAATGCTGCTATCTCTTTTCGATAGAGAACCCCATCCGCTAGTTCTCTTATACGCAGTCTCCAAGCTAAGTACTGTTCTTTCGAATATTTTAAAGCCATACTCTTGCAGTATAACCGATGGAACCATTTTAAAAGTAGAAAAGCAGCTGAAAGAAGAGTGGTACTGGGATATGCAAGTACCTAATACTAATAACTATTCTAGCTCTGGCATGACTCATCACAATTCTGCCAAGTCCCTCCTCGCGGCTCACTGTGTCGTTAAGCATTGCCTGAGATACCCAAGGGCCCGTGTTGCAATATGTAGACGAGCCTTACCGGATTTAAAGAAAACACTATTCCAGATGATCCTGGAGCACCTAGAGTGCGAGCAACTGGTAGAGGGACGAGACTACTTCGTCCAGACCTCTACGGCCAATATTCAGTTCTCAAACAAGTCCGAAATCGTCCCTCTTTTCTGGGCTGATAAGAAGTTCATGCGCATCCGCTCGCTTAACCTATCCGCTGCCGTTATTGAGGAACTCACCGAGAACGTAGGAGACGACTGGAAAGCCTTCATGGAGGTTAAAGGCCGCATCGGTCGCCTTCCTATTCCTGAGAAGTGGCTAATGTGTTGCACCAACCCAGACGGTCCATCCCACCCAGCATATAAGTATTTCATCGAAACGAAAGGCCACCAGACACGTCACGTCTACTACTCGAAGACAGAGGACAACCCGTTCCTAGACAAGTCCTACATCCGCCAGTTGAAAGAGGATATGGACCCAAAGACCGCTCGCAGGATGCTCTATGGAGAGTGGATAGAGATCGACCGCGAACGCGTCTACCACGCCTACAAAGAGGGTAACCGAATCAACAAACGATATAACATCAACCCAAACTACCCCATTATTCTATCCTTCGACTTCAATATCGGTCAGGGTAAGCCCATGTCGTCTTGCGCGATGCAGTACATAGGAGACACCTTCCATGTCTTTGACCAAGTTGTAGTAGAAGGCGCTCGCACCAGCGACACGATGGAAGAGTGGTACGCTCGCGGATGGTTCGGACCTAAGCACTTAATCCTGATTCATGGTGACGCGTCTGGAGACGCAAGAAGCACTAAATCGGTTCTCTCAGACTACGGTATTATCGAAAAGTATTTAGCCGCTATCCCAGGCTGTCGGTTCAAGATGGAAGTCCCACGCGCTAACCCTCCAGTAAGAACACGACACAACCGAGTCAACGCCTATTGTCTAAACGAGGCCGGACAGGTTAGACTCTTCGTATACGATGGGGCATCGACAGTGGATGAGGCTCTGCGCTTAACCTCGTTGCGAAAAGGTGGTAACTATGTGGAAGATGACTCCCAATCGTTTCAGCACATCGGCACTGCGCTCGGTTACGCGGTCGTCTATGAGTCCAACCGCCCTAAAGGCAATTTCGAGTACCAAACGAGGATAAGATAAACATGCTCAACTATTTAAACCCTACACTCCGTAAGAACATCATCGAGGACATGAAGGCCCAGGAGAACCAGAAGAGAAAAGCTGCTTCACTTAAGCAGTTTGAAATCTTCAAGGATAGACTCTACGCCTACGTAAAGCAATACCTCGAAGGCTTTTATTCTCCATCGACTATCGAGAACATGCCTATTGTAGCCTCTTTAAACCTGGCTAAACGTATCGTTGACCAGGAGGCGCGGATCTACACGCAGGAACCAGACCGCAGATTCACAAACGTAACAGAAGCTCAGGCCGAGCTGATCGAAGAACTCTACGACTGCATGGAAGTTAACACCTACATGCGCAGGGCGAACCAGTTCTTTAAACTCCAGGACCAGACCGCTCTCCAGGTTAAACTCGTAAACGGTAAGCTCAAAGTAATTAACCTCATGGGGCATAAGTACGACGCGGTACCAAACCCTGAAGATGTTGAGGTGGCCGATTGCTATATCCTCACTGGTTTTGATAGACTGATGTGGGCTCCACGCCTCGATCAATTCTCTGACAGTCGCAACGAAGTCATCGCTGACTCAGACGACTACAAGAGCGCAACCGAATCAATCGCGTGGTGGAGCCCTCAATTTAACTTCATCACGGATAAAGAAGGAAACATCACGAGCGAAGACTCGGTCAATCCGCTTGGAAGCGTTATGCCTTTCGTCGACATCGCTGGGTGCAAGGATAACGAGTTCTTCGTTCGCTCTGGCGCATCCATCACTGACTTCACCATTCAGTTCAATGGCACTGTGACGGACGTTCAGAACGTGATTAGAATGCAAGGGTTCGGGCAAGCCTGGTATAAAGGCGCTGCTGGATCTATTCCGCAGAATATCCAGGTTGGTCCTAACTTCGTTCTGAAGCTGCCAGTTGACCCGAACAACCCAGTGGATACGGCCTTCGGGTTTGCCAATTCGTCTGCAGACATTAGCGGGTCGATCACGTTCCTAGAAATGCTGCTTTCAACCTTCCTTACTTCGCGTGGTTTGGATCCTAAAATCGTTAACGCTAAGGGTGAATCAAACAAGTTCTCTAGCGGTATCGACAGACTGCTCTCCCTGGTAGAAGGGTTTGAACCTTCCAAGTCTGATTTCAAGGTGTTTGAGAACGCAGAGAAGAAGCTATTCGAGATCATCAAGGCCTACGTCAATACCTACACTGGAACGGGCCTGTTAGCCCCTGAGTTCGATATTGGCATGATCCCAGAAGATGCAGAGGTAGAGATAACCTTCGCAGGCCCTGAAGCAGTTGTGAGCGATACAGAGCGCCTGGACCTGGTTCAGAAGAAACTGGACATGGGAGTTATCACGCAGCTTGAAGCGATCGAAGAGGCCCGCCAAGTGACGGAAGAAGAGGCGAAGGAAATCCAAGACGAGATCAAAGCAGAAACAGCCGGACAGCCTGAGCCTAAGGAAGATCCAAACGCTATGGAAGAGGGCTCCGACCCAATGGTGAAGGGAATGGTAGATGGCGGCGATCAAGTCAATAAACCTTGAGGATGAGGTTTCGCAGACCTTAGACCTAGAGGCCCTAACAGGGGTTGATATTTCCATTGACCCGACTCTTGTAAAAGAAATCGGTCAGGCCGTTATTGACTACATGCAGACTAGAGTTGAAGAGGGGAGGGGTTACGGCGGACAGAAGCTAACCCCCTCCTACTCCGATGAGTATGCTAAAAGCTGGCCGTTTAAGGCTGCTGGTAAGTCTAAGAACAGGGTTAACATGGCTCTGTCTGGCGACATGATGGGCTCCATTGACATTGTAAAAGAGAACGGCGCAGAGATAAAAATAGCAGTTGAGAGTGACCAGGCCCCGAAGGCATTCAACCATCAGACAGGTGACACGCTGCCTAAGCGCAAGTTTTTTGGAATCACAGTGGATGAATTTAAATCTGAGATTCTACCTCAGTTCAAAACAGCCATTAAGAACGTTAAGGATACCTCTGGGGACCTACAGAACCTGGCTATTGACCAGATACTAGGGACGCCGAATAACTTGCTACGGGACATCCTAAACCCTATACGGGCATCCGATCTGTTTGATGGGGAGAACTAATGGCTGAGATAAAGGTTTCTACCAGGGGCCTCAAGATGAAATTTGATGACGTACAGAAACGAATCAAAGAGGTTTTATCAGACTATGACGTTATGTCTGGGGTTGCTTCTGTTATAGAGAAGGACATTAGGCGACAGACTCGCAATGGCCTAGACCCTGATGGCGCTCCACTCAAGGAGTTAACGACAACCTGGATTGAGAAGCGCCGAACAATCGAAGACTCAAAGCATGGGGCCTACAAGTTTGATAGATCAAACCTAACTGTAACTGGTCAACTACTAGACGCGCTGCGCATTGTGCCTGAACAGGGGCCGTTGTCTAATGCGCGCCGTTTCCTTTACTTCTTTGTAGGCCAGCACTCGGGATATTCTTTTGAAAATGCCAAAGACTCGAAGTCGATTTCTAATGATAAGTTGGGAAAGTACGTTCAAGATCAAGGCAGAAACTTTGTCGGAGTTAGAGAGTCACTGGTTCCGAGAATTAAGAGAATGCTAGTTGCCGCAATTAGGCGAGCACCTGAAGCGTTCAAGTAATTTGACTCACTACAATTAGGAGTTGTATACTATGGCAGAAGATCAAAATGGCTCCGGTGGAGCGCCTAACGCGGACGACAGTGTCGACGGTAAGGAAAGCGCTAAAGGTAGCGTGGCCTATGACACTTATCGAAAGACTGTTGGGGAAGTTAAATCCCTCAAAAGTCAATTAGCTGAGTACAAGGCTAAAGAGGCAGAACTGGAGCAAGCTAAACTTACCGAACAAGGTAAGTATAAAGAAGCTCTGGACGCTGCTCAGAAGAAGGCGAAAGAGCTTGAAGACAAACTCCAGAACTCAACGAAGCTGTTCACTAAGAACCTCTTCACCAAGGAAGCAAAGGCAGTTGCCATGCAGATGGGTGCGGTTGATTCGGCGCTGGATGACATCGTTAAGGTCGGGGATTGGTCGTCGGTGGAAATCGACGAGAACATGCAAGTCAATTCTGAGCAACTTAAAGAAGCAATGGCTAAACTTGCGAAAGAGAAGTCTTTCTTCTTTAAAAAAACTCCTACCTCTCCGAAGGACGTTAACCCGAACGGCGGTGCCCCAGGGATTAGCAAGAAACTCGAAGACCTCTCAACAGAGGAACTCATTAAACTAATCAAAGCCTAATCCAATAGGAGGATACAATGGCAGATGTCATTACTGGTAACACTCAACTGAGCGCAACTAAGCAAGCGCTCATCATCTCTCTCGTTCAGAAAGAGTTGAAATTTGCAGCTAAACTCGCAGGAACGGTCACCGACTATTCCGCGTTCGCCGTTAAGGGTGCCAAGTCTATCTCGGTCCCGAAACTCACCAGCTTCACGGTCACGAACCGCGCAAGCGAAGCAGCCGGAGAAGCCGCCGCGTTGACCAGCTCGGTCGACACGATTGCTCTCGACTTCAACGCTTACGTGTCCTGGATCATCGACAGCTTCGATGAAGCCCAGACCACGATCGACGCCCAGGTGGAGTTCGCCAAGCGCGCCGCTTCCGCTCACGGACGTTACGTGGACAGCCAGCTCTTGACCAAAATCAAAGCTGCTGCTGGCTTCGAAATCGACGCAGTCTCCATCAGCTCCGCTCACATCCTCGCGATGCGCGAAGAGCTGTTGAAGAACGACGCCGATATGGCAAACCTTCAACTGGTCGTAGGCCCGGACCAGGAGAAGATCATGCTCGGCTTGTCTGAGTTCACCAAGCAGTATGAGTTCGGTAGCCCGACCATTCAGACTGGTATGATCGGCAAGGTCTACGGCATTCCCGTGATCGTGCACAACGGTATGCCCGCTGCTGAAGCCTATATGTACGACAAAGCCGGTGTCGGCTTGGCGTTCCAGAAGGCTCCTTCGATGGGTGAGCAACCCGAAATCGCTTACGGTGTCGGCGCGAAGCGCGTCGCCATTGACCAAGTCTTCGGTATCTCTGCCCTTCAGTTGGGTGAGAAGTCCAAGGGCGCGACCAAGTCTCCGCTCATCGCAGTGATGTACAACGTACCCTAATTAGGCAGAGAGGTTAGGAATGCAGATCGAGTTAATGCCTCATGCTATTCCTAATTTCCTAACCTCGCAGACCCCACAAGGTTTGCGTAGGGCGATGTTACGTAATAATGCAAGACTAGGCGGCTGGGTTAGATACTACGACATGGGTCAGGTATCTATCTCCGGCCGCTTGGTTTTTATCGCATGGTTCTATGAACCCATCGAGAGCAACAAAGACCTGGAAGGGATGTTAGGAAATGGTAGTGGCAAATAATATCCATGACAGGGAGTTCGAGCGGTTCGACCAGGACGGTAACGTAAAGGTTTCAATCCAATCCTCGCTTGTGCCTGAATCCTACGACTCAATTTCATTAACCCAGAACGCTACCCAGGATATCTGGACCTACACCTCTAATACCGTAACTGTTGCTATTGTTACGGTTACCTACACTTCGTCATCTAAGAAAATAATATCAACAGTGGTGAGAACCTAAAATGGCACTAGTGTTTAATCCAATAACCGGGAACCTAGATCAAGTAAGGGACTTCCCGATTGCACTAGAAGATGGCGGTACGTCTTCAGAGAACGCAAGTGACGCTCGGAAGGTTCTAGGAGCACAGCAGACGTTCTCAGGCTTAGAAGATCAATCCCTTTTCTCGTTAGCCTACGATGTAGGAACAAGGACAATTACAGTAACTTATTCATCTGGGGCTGCTACATGGGTTTCAGCGCAAAGATTCACTTACTCAGGTTCTGAACAAATAACCCACCCAAACACCACGGGCCTGTATTGGGTATACTATAATATATCTGGAATTTTAACTGTAAGCCCAACCTTCCCTGGGGTATCTACAGCGGCTCCGTTTGCTTCTCTTTACTACAACGCAGAAACTTTAGACTGGTGGATTCTTTCAGAGCGTCACCCTGCTCAGACTGGCATGGATGATGCCACCCACGCAAACCTTCACCTTACCAGAGGCTGCCAAACTGTAAGCGGCATGGTGGCGTCTGGCTACACGGTAGGTAGCAGTACCGATGCTGGGCTGTCTTATGCAATATCGTCTGGTCGCATCGCAGACGAAGACCTTTATCATAACATCCCAGACTTACTAGAGGGCGGACCATACACAATAGTTCATAGGTCTGGGACTACTGGCGGGTTCGTAAAGAACACCACCTCCACTGTTGGTATTCTTCAGTCCGGCGGAAACATTGTATATAACCAGTTTACAGGGGTTACTTGGCAGCTTACCCCGATTACTTCAAACAACATCTGGGTGAATTATTTTGTAGCAGCTTGGGGCGCGGAGTTGAATGTTTCCTCCTTGGTGGTGTTCCCATCTCAGCAGACATTCACAAGCCTAGCAGACGCGCAGTCGGAAGACCCCAGGACAGCGATATCTGGAATCAGCGAGCTATCCCCAGAGATATGTTTCGTCTACCGCGTAACTTATAGGCGCGCAGTGGGTGGTAACTACAACGCAAGAATTGATGACATCCAGGCGATCAGAAGTAATAACATATCTGTTCTGTCTGGCTTTACACCCAGTGACCACTCTTCTTTAACTGGAAGATCCACTCCGAGTTCACACCCTGAGACAGCTATTTCCTTCACAGACGTAACAACGGGTGACTCTAGCACTACTGCTCACGGGTATCTCCCTAAGCTATCTGGTCTACCATCAGACGTTCTTAAGGGGGACGGGACATGGGCGGATGACGGTTCTGCTGCACTAGCTTTAAAGGCGGATCTTGTCTCAGGAGCTGTACCCGTTTCTCAATTGCCGCAGTCAAATTGGCTCCCCAGAACCGTTGGGATTAGGGACGCAGGAAGCCTGGTGTCAAACGGTGACGGGACTCTCACAGCAGGGAGCAATGTAGGATTCTTTTACACCGATAGCACTAGGGCTGTATTAGAACAGAGGGACATAGCTGGTGGAACGGTAACTCTTACAGACCAGGATACGAACTACATTGTAGCAGATTACAACACTCTTACCTTCGTATCTCTTACTGACTTCTCTTTGGTTGATTATGTGCGCTACCTTCCCTACGCAGAGTGCTACAGAAACGGGAATAACGTACACGTTCAGCTCATCCCGTTCTGGGGGAATAGTGCTACCGAAAGGTACTACGATAGAAAGTTAAAGACCTCTCGCTACGCAAGAGAGAGTGGGCTTGATTCCATCTCTGTTAATTCATCTCTTGAGATAACGATAGCTGCAGGTATCGTTTGGTCTGTAGATTATCCGTTTACAATTCCTGTTAGCTCTACCGCAAGCAGAGGTTTTAGTGCGTATCATGTAGGCGGCGCCTGGACTACTTCTTCAGCACTCAATCCAAAGATAAACAACCAAGAATATGACAACGGGACAGATAAAGTAGCTCTTGCCACTGGCGAGTGGACAATTAACTACATCTACAGAGGGGTGGAGCTGCAGGACCACGTTTACATCACACTAGGACAGCAAGCATTCGCATCAAGCGACCTAGCGAGAGCGTCTTCATCCATTCAATCCCCTCCGGAAATTATATCCTCTCACGCAATGCTTGTGGGGCGCGTCATAGTAGAGAAGGACGCAACAACTGGGTTCATTATCGAGAGTGCTTTTGATGCATCGTTCGGAGCTGCTTCTGCCGTAGTGGATCACTCTGCTTTACTTGGTTTACAGGGTGGCA